TGAAAGCTTTTTCCTATGAAGGAAAGCTATTGTGGGAAATCCCTTGCCTTGCCCGTGGGCAATATAGTGATTTTGAATGGCGCATCACTAATTCAGACACGCCGCCCGGCCTTTATAAAATCGGCACCATTTATAAAGACTATGAGCGAGTGGGAGATAAACCTGCTTATGATCGTACGCTCATGGCATATGGTTGGTATAGCTTTGACATGATTGAACTGGAAAATCAAGAGGCAGGCAATGGCAGGGCTGGTATCATGATCCATGGCGGTGGCAGCGCCAATGGTTGGCCTGGTGCATGGGCGCCAAATCAGCCCCTAGTCCCCACTCATGGCTGCGTGCGTTGCCATAACATTGGTCTGCGCGACAGAATTCTGCCTTTAACGAAGCAAGGCACTGTCTATGTGAGTGTTTTCCAAGAAGGATGAGCAAACAGAGCTGGTTTAATGCTTTTTGCTATGAAGCAGGACTATGGGCTGTTTCGCAATGGCCCTCGCTTGCTTTTAAGCCATGGTTCAAAATGCTTATGGCTTATTGCCGCCCAGACTGGGCAGAGTGGAAGACAAAAATAGTAATGGAAAAAGTGGATGAACAAGCAGCAGTATTAGTGAAACAATGGGAGGAAGAAGAAAAGGAAACGAAAGCTAATGCACTGGCGGAGAAAGCTCGCGCTCTCTATCCAGAAGCCAAAATTACTCCCCTTCCAAATGCCATTGTCCCATCTGTTCTCATTGAAACAGCCCCGCCAGCGGATGTCAGCGAGGCTGTGAAGGCGTTAGGAGGTGAGCTAAGGATTACTTACCAGCTTCCCAGTCCAAAAGCCCTCTGAGACGCTTCCACTTGGCAAGTTCCTTTGCGTGGTAGTCTTCCCAGCTAACAATGGCTTCCCTCAGTCCCTTGATAGCCACAGCAGGATCATCATCTACTAGAAGCTCCTGTAGGGCATCTGAAATGTGATCCACTTGCTGCTTATACCACTGGTCCTTAAAAGAGGAGTCCATGGAAGAAAAGACAAGACTCCTTAGCTTAACTGATCAAACCACTTCCACCCAGTCGATCATGCCTAAAGCCTTGGCACTTAAGCTGCTATCGATAGTGAGAATTAAAGTGTCACTTTCGCCAGATGCATTTTGCCCCAAAGATAAACGAATGGCTTCTGCCACTGCGTAGTTATTAGCACTGCCTTGACTGACAAAGCCTGAGTCAATCACAGTGCCTCCCGAGGCAGTGCCGCTTGTTGTTACTTCCACATTCCCCCTGCCATTGTTAGCGGCGCTCCAGGTGACACCAGAAAGCGTAGGATTCAAGCGCAGCCGCCACAGCACCACATCACTAGAAGCAGTGGTCGTCGAAATTCTCACGGGCAGAATGACATTGCCAGTGCGGCCACTAGCCATGCGAATACCAGCCGTGATGCGCTCACCAGAGGCATTGCTTACAGTAGAAAGATCGTGCCCCACTGAATAAATGGCGCCATCTGGCTCGTAGCCACCCTCGCTCAAAAGGCTGCAACACACGTGCTTCATCGTTGCAGAAGAAGTCTGAGCAGTGGCATTATGAATGCGATAGGACAATGGCAAAATAGCCGTTGTCATATAGACACTATTTAACGCATTGAAATGTTCAAACTCATGGCAATATACTATTTCACCGTCAACAACGAAACCACACCGAACGCGGCCCACACCAAGCCATTCCAAATCCGCTGTAAAGATTTGCGCCTTTGAAAAATCCAGAGAAGAAAGCGTGTCGATATTCCAATCACTTTGATTGACAACATCCTCAACAATGCTCCCAGATGTGTAGCTTCTAACTACAAACTGTAAAGTAGTACCACTGGCGCGTACCATTACGCCATTCTGGTCATTAAAAAGTCCAATTTCCTGAACAAGGCCAGAAGCAAGCGGAGCGCCTACAAAGCTTTGCAAAAGCATCATACTTTTGCCCGCTTGATATGGGAAGTTTTGTTTAGTACGACGAAGTACAGTATCTCCCGATGCAGTGGTAGTGCTCATTGCAACACTGCTTTGGTTTGTTAAAAACGTAGAAGTTCCGCTTCCCACAATGCTGTCAAACCATTGATCAGGACGTTTGTCATAGCGCATCGTGCTATCAAAAAGCGTATAAGGAGCGCTAGTGCGCTGCCTGCCAAATGCATCTACGCTGCCACTATCCGGGCCTTTTGTAAAATCTTTCCGCGATAATCTGCTTCAATATGAGTTTCAAACTGTTCACCACCTGCAATAACTTGTCCCATGGTAATAGTGCCTTTCTTTTATTGTACGCGCAAAAAGAAAGGGCCTTTCGGCCCTTTGCTTATTTACCTTGCCCGCGCATTTGTTTGCGGCCATGATTTGGTCGGCTATTTTTGCCTTGTCCTTGAGCAGACTTTTTGGGCTTGCCAGGTGTGAACAATTTCTGCCCACTAATGCCTACTTTGCTTCGGGCTGCCATGGAGAAAAGGCGAAAACAGAAGTTTAACTATTCCAAGGCAGGCCGGTGCCTGTAGTGGGAGTGCGCTGCTGAGAAATCTGATCGGCCAATGCCGCTTCGATTTCCGCTACTTTTTCAGCGCCAAACTTTTCCTTCACCCAGCCAGTGACGATTTCAGGCGTGAGCTGTGCATAAGGGATTTCATCGTCTGGGTCAGGAGCCTCGAGGCCAAGACTGCCATATGCCGAACTGGCATACGTGCCATCATCAGCCGAAATTGTATAGTGAACCGTGTAGACGATTCCGTCAGCAAGGTGGCGTTCGAGATTTGCAACGCCCCATTGGTAAGTGATTGCCATGGTCAAAAAGAATGGTCTTTGTTAGTTTAGGCGATGATCAGCTCAATCAAAGTACGGGCATTTCGTATTCTTTGGTCGTATTGCAATAATGCTTGAAAATGATTTCGCTTGTATTACCCGCCCACAACGCCACTTGCGGCACGGGAATACCAGCTTCGATCCAGCGGCTAATGGCAGTATGGCGACAGTCATACGGGCGATACAAATGAGAAATAATTTCGCCTTCATGCAATGGCATAAGTTTTTTCCTGAAATAACTTTGAAAAGCAAGCCTATCCCATGGAAAAATGTATTCACCGCTTTGTGGAAGCTCGTTAAGCATTTCTTGACAGCGACTATTTAATGGCACCCAACGACGCTTGTTTGTTTTGGTGCTATTTTTCAGGCCGTGAGTAAGGGTGTAGTTTGAATGGACAAGGATTTTGTTTTCTTTAATATCAGCCCATTTCAATGCCCTCACTTCTCCCGTGCGCATTGCAGTTTGCAACATAAATTCTGTATAAATCGACCAGTTCACATTGCGATATGTTCGCTTTGCTTCCAGCGCGGCCAAAACCAGTCCTGTTTCATTGCGTGGAATGACAACAATTTCCTCATCCCGCTGAGGAGCTTTTGGCATTTTGAAACTTGCCAATGGATTTTTATCAAGAATGCCCACGTCTTCTTGGGCCGCCCAGCGATACATTGTTTTGACATACATTGCCACGCGGCGAGAAGAAAGTATCGGCTTTTCTCCCAAAGTCCAAATCATTATTTTCCTTGCATCGTTAATGTTCTGAATAGGGCAACGGGCAAGCCATTTTTCTACTTGCCTATAGTCAGAAGTGAGGCTAGTTGCACATAAAGAAATAGAGCGCTCTTCCATGAAGGCGCTCCAGAGTTGAGAGAGAGTGGTCATGGTCATTAGAGAAGACCGTCAATGTACCAGATCAGATCTTGGCTGTCAAGCCTTGAAAAGAAGGTGACTACAACGCCTCGCCAAGGTGTTCATGCTGGTGTGCTTGCCACCGCAGGAGAGTAGGGATGGCACTGGGAATAATTCCGATGCTCTGTGAAACATCTTCAAACCAATCCGCAGTGGTATCAATCACGGCCTGAGCCAGCTCCTCTCGGCCAGAGTCACGCTCGCAATGGAAATGAATAACTTCCGTGAGTTCCTTTAAGAGCTTTGTTTTGTCTGTCATTGGTGATTAGTTGGAATGACTACTATGCCCAGTGAGCAAGGACTGCTCGGATTGTGTCGGCAAACTCTTTTTCACCAAAGCAGCGACGCCAGCCGCAAAACTCTGGGTCTAGTGCTTCCTGTGGAACACCAGGGGCTGCATCAGCCCATTCCGTGATCTCCTGATCCGTCGGCCCCTGCAGTTCGGGCTGGGCCAGGACGGCGCGGGCGCGGAAGATCAATTCGGCATCTGTGCCATCGTCAAGTGAAATGCCTCCAATAGAATTGGAACTTAGCCAGTCTTCCAAGGAATCGGCTAACTCAGCGCACAGCGCTCGGAAGTCAGTCATTGGCACCCTCCAGCTCGGCAACAATGGCCAGGAGTTCAGCGCGAGTTTGCTGCCGTTGTTCCCACTTGGAATCAGCCATTAACTGATAACTCTGGGGCCACGGTTCACTTTCTCCACAGGGTGGTTCAGCCTGTTCCGGCACCACCTGATCCGCAGCAGCTCGCAGGGCGGCGGCGGCAATATGGTGCAAGTCTGTGGGGTGTATGCAGTCGTCTTCAACGGCATCCAGCACCGCCTGCGCGGCGGGTGATAGGTCAGTCATCGGGCAGAGCCTCCAGGGCGCGGCGGACGATGGTGGCGACATCTGCTGACAAGCGATCATCGGCAACAGCGGTGTCAATCGCCAGCAGCGCCTGTTCCTTCAAGCTTGACGGTTTGGGGCGGCGGGCGGCGCGGAGTGATGGGATTAGCTCCGGGTGTGTCGCTAGATTTTGCCAGTGCAGCCACTCACAGCACGCCTCCAACTCCCGATCAGCACCCCATTGGGCGGCGCGTGTTGCAATATGAAATTCATAAAGCCAATCGCGTTCGTCATAACTCTTTTCAGAAGCCCATTGCTCCATGAGTTCACGAGGTGGGGTAATAGAGTCAGTCATTAAGCAATCCTCCGTCAACAAGAATATCGCACCATTCTTTGAATGGCGCTTCAATTTGAGCCATAGTTTTGTTGTCAACAGTTTCTGGTTTACGAATCATGGCAATAGCTAGACCAAGAGCATTGCCAAGGCGGTTCTCAAGGTTGTTAAGTGGCACAAACTTGTAGTCAGTCATTACTCAATCTCCTGTTCAAAAGCAAAAACAAGTGCTGGCGGAAAGTAAACATCGGGATTGCTGGTCATCCACGATGCCACCTCGCGGATTGCGGCGCGGGCCATGGAACCTTGTTCCTTGATGCTTTCCATTAGAGCGCCTTCGACCCGTTCTACCAGCGAACTCCCAATTTGGGAGGAATTAGGAGATGGCTTGGAGCTAGGTCGTAGCAATGCGTTCAACTCCTCCTGTTGTTTTGCTGTGAGTTTTAGCGGTTTACTGATTTCGTAAACCTTTGAGGCTTGGCGTTCAGCAGCTTCCAATGACTCGACTCGGCTTGCCAAAGCCAAAATGTTGGCGCTGGTTTCAACGATGTGTTTGTGAGCAGCATTCTCTAGTGTCTCGACCCTGGCGCGGAGTTCAAGGATACAAGCATCACTGGCACCCACAACAGAACTTCTAACCCAGTCTTCACACTGTGCCCACTGCTCGGGGGTTGCTTTGTAGTCAGTCATCGAGTTGCTCCAATGCGCGGCGGATGATGGAAAAATCATTGATGTCCCAAGAAGGATCCTCTGCTTTATCCAGAAGATCTAGCGCCTGCTCCTTCAAGCTCGGCGCCTTGGAGCGCATTGCTTCTACCAAACCCTCACCAGTCGGAGTGATTGTCAAATGTGGCGCATCCAAGGAATTTTGGTCTAACCACTGCGCGTCTACTTCAAGTTGGCGGTCTGCACCCCATTGGGCGGCAGCTATAAGGACGCGCTGATCAAATGGGCTAATCACAGAAACTGGGCCGCCGTACAGCTCTTCCAGCCACTGCTGCACTAGCTCCGGCGGTGGGGTGATGGAATGTTGTTGTGTCATGGGTGATTAGTGG